AGCATGGACAGTGACGCGCGGCAATGCAGCGACGCAATGACAGCGCTGCAATGCGGCATGGCAGGCGTAGGGGGGTATAAATCTAAGGCATCGCCCCCGGGACGCGCGGCACCTTTGCATGTACATTACTTGACCATTACCCACACACAGCCGGAGGAGACATGGCTAGGCTAACCCCAAGCAAAGCAGAGGCAGTTGCATCGTTAGTGATGGACGGCCACAGTCTTGTGAGTGCTTGTAGGCAGGCGAAGATCAGTAGGTCGTCTTTGTATGCCAAGATGCAGGATGATGTTGAGTTAGGTAATCTTATCCGCAGGGCGCAGCAGCAGAGTGCTGAGAAGGCGTTAGAGGATGTAGAGGTTATGTACCAGGATCAGCTTGCTGGTAAGAAGAAGTATGATCCGAATGTGTTGAGGGACTATGCCCTGCATGTGCGTTGGAAGGTCGGCAAGGTCATGCCGGATCAGTATGGTGATGCGAAGAACCGTGCTGGTGTAGAGGTGAGTGACGGCACGGTGCGCATTGTTTGGGAAAGCGATGCAGCAAGTTAAGATTCCTTACAAGCCAAGAGAGTTACAGGCTGAGATGCACTCCAGCGTGAAGCGTTGGAACGTGCTTGTGATGCACCGCCGCTTTGGCAAGACGGTCTGGGCAGTCAATCATTTGATAAAGTATGCGCTGACTTGTGAGCTACCCAGGCCACGGGTTGCGTTTATTGCGCCTACCTTCACGCAGGCGAAGCGTATTGCTTGGGATTATGTGAAGTATTATGCGTCTGTGATCCCTGGCGTTAGTTTCAATGAGACTGAACTGCGTGTAGACTTTCCGAATGGTGGCAGACTGATGCTTTTGTCTGCCGAGAATCCAGATAGTTTGAGAGGTATCTATCTTGATCTATGTGTATTTGATGAGTTTGGCATGCAAAATCCCAGGGTGTGGGGGGAGGTTGTACGTCCTGCCCTGTCTGATAGGGAGGGTGCGGCTGTATTTCTAGGCACCCCGGCAGGCCATAATCATTTTTTTGATCTATTGGAACAGGCCAAGTCAGAGACGGCGAATGGCTCTGACCAGTGGTATCACAAGGTTGTAAAGGCGTCTGAGAGCAATCTTGTAAAGGCAGAAGAGCTTGAAGCTGCGCAAGCGCAGATGACGCCGGAACAATATGAGCAAGAGTACGAGTGTTCATTCACTGCTGCTATTATCGGGGCGTACTATGCAAAGCTGCTGGTTGATGCCGAAGATAGTGGAAGGGTTACAAGGACTCCATATGATCCTGCTTATCCTGTGCATACCGCATGGGATTTGGGTATAAACGACAGCACAGCTATCTGGTTTGCGCAGGTCTTTCGTGGTGGCGCGGTGAATATCATCGACTACTATGAAAGCTCTGGCGTTGGTCTTGACCACTACGCAGACATTCTCAAGCAAAAAGATTATCACTATGGCGACCACCTGGCACCGCATGACATTGAGGTGCGGGAGTTGGGGTCTGGTAAAAGTCGTCTAGAGACTGCATACTCGCTAGGCATACGTTTTCGTGTTATACCGAAAATGAAAGTTGCCGATGGTATTAATGCAGCTAGGCTGCTGATACCGAAATGTTGCTTTGACAGAGATAGGTGCGCGGATGGATTGGAAATGCTCAGACAGTATCGTCAGGATTGGGACGATAAAAGAAAAGTATTTCGCGATCATCCGAGGCATGATTACACATCTCATTGTGCGGATGCGTTTAGGTATCTGGCTGTTGGGCTGGAAAACAGGGCAAGTGTTGGACGCCCTTCACAGCAAACTGCGCTTAGTGAGTACAATCCTTTCCAGATTTAGGAGATAGCCATGGCACCCGTAGTAGCGCCTGTTTTAAAGCCGTTAAAAAAAGTTGCTGATACTGTTGCTGAGCCAGTGACTGAAGTGGTTAAAGAGGTTGTTAAAGCACCTGCGGTTGCAATCAATGTGGCTGAAACACCATTGAAGGCAGCAACAAAGGCCGTAGAGGTTGCATCTCAACCTGTACTGGAAGCAAGCAAAACCATTGTCGAGACAGCTAAGGATGTGGTCGAGCCGCTTGAGAGGCCGGTTAAAAAGGTTGGCAAAGAGATTACAAACATTGCAGAAGATGCCATCAAACTTGCAGGCGAGGCTTTTGAAGAGGTTGTTGAGAAGCCGGTGAAGAAGGTCGGCACAGAGCTTGTTGATACAATCACTGGTATGGACAAAGAAGATCGTCGCGGCACAACACCTGTTGCAACGCCAGAGGTAACACCAGAGGTGGTGCCAGATGACGGCGGCTTGCGTGGACGTAGGCGAGATACGCGCTCAAAGAAACCTGGTGCTGCTGGCACCCTTCTTGAGGGCGGGGGCGTTCTTTACGATTAGGAGTAAGCCATGAGTTTTTTGACACCAAAGTTTCCTGCACCGCCACCACCGCCGCCTGTGCCGCCTAAACCTGATATTGGCAGGGCGCGTAGCATGGCTGAAGAGGCTGAACGAGAAGAGCGTCAGCGTCGTCGTGGGCGTGGCTCAACCATTGTTGCGGGTGCGCTTGGTGAGCAAACAGGACAAACTGGCGGCACCCCAACCTTGATGAGTTAGACATGGCAAAAGAAGCAGCGCCTTTAATCAAACGCTACAACAGCCTGAAGTACAAGCGTGACAACTGGGACACGCACTATCAGGAACTTGCCGACTACATGCTGCCGCGCAAAGCAGACGTTGTGAAAAAACGCTCTCGCGGCGAAAAGCGCATGGAGTTGATCTATGATGGCACAGCGCTGCAAGCCATAGACCTCATGGCTGCTTTTCTGCACGGCATGCTGACCAGCGGTGCATCTCCGTGGTTTCACTTAGACATTAAAAACGAAGCGTTGAACCGCGATGATGATGTGCGTGAGTGGCTGCAAGATACCAGTATGCGGATGATGCAAGCGTTTCAAAGGTCGAACTTTGAGACAGAGGTGCATGAGGCATATGTTGATCTCGTTGTGTTTGGCACAGCCTGCATGTTCTGTGAGATGGACAAAGACAAGTTGCGTTTCAGCACGCGCCACATCTCAGAATACTATGTGTCTGAAGACCAGTATGGCATGGTCAACACCGTGTACCGTCTTTATAAAAGCAGCGCTGCGCAGGCTGTAGAGCGGTTTGGTTATGACAATGTCGGTGACTTTATTCGCAAGACATTTGAGAAAAAGCCTGACGATGAAGTAGAGATTCTGCACGCAGTCTCGCCGCGCATCCAAAGAGATGTGACGAAGCCAGACAATTTGAACATGCCGTTCATGTCTGTATATGTCTGCAAAAAGTCAGAGATGATTATTAGCGAGGGTGGTTTTGAAGAACTGCCATATGTCGTGCCGCGCTTCTTGAAAGCAACCGGCGAGACTATGGGGCGCTCTCCTGCTATGACTGCCCTGCCAGATGTGAAGATGCTTAATCTCATGTCAAAGACAATCATACAGGCTGCGCAGAAGCAGATTGACCCGCCATTGCTTGTGCCTGATGACGGCTTTCTTTTGCCTATCCGCACACAGCCAGGTGGTCTAAACTTTTTCCGTGCTGGCACAAGAGAAACAATCACACCGCTCAACACAGGTGCAAACATTCCTATTGGCTTGAGCATGGAAGAGCAACGTCGCGCTGCTATCCGGCAGGCGTTCTATGTGGATCAGATTTTGACCGCAGGCTCTCCGCAGATGACAGCAACAGAGGTCATACAGCGGCAGGAAGAGCGTATGCGTGTCATCGGACCCGTGCTTGGCAGGCTGATGAATGAGTTGTTGCGTCCGCTGATTGACCGTGTGTTTGCGCTAATGCTACGCGCAGATATGCTGGCAGTGCCGCCCACATCCTTGCAAGGCATAGATATCGACGTTGAATACGTTTCGCCGTTGGCAAGGGCGCAAAAATCTAGTGGCCTAAACAATACCATGAGGGCGCTTGAGATATTGTTGCCGTTGTCAGAGGGCTTGCCGGTTGCGGATCACATTGATCCTGATGGACTTGTGCGTCATGTCACTGACTCGCTTGGTGTGCCAAAGGTCACATTGAAATCGCAGCGTGAGGTAAACGAGGTGCGTCAGCAACGTGCGCAAGCGGAGCAAGAGGCGCTGCAAAGACAACAAGAACAAGAGGATGTCTACACTACAGCACAAGCAGCGCAGGCTGTAAGGATGGTTGGCGAGTGAAGGATATTGACCGACTAAAATTTATGTACCGTGAAACATTTGATACAGAACACGGTCAGAAAGTTTTGCGAGACTTAGAGGCACGCTCAAATTGGCGTGCTTCTAGCTATGTGGCTGGCGATGCCAATGCCACAGCTTTTGAAGAGGGCAAGCGTGCCGTTCTTCTACATATCCACAACATGATGATTAAGGAGTAACTATGTCAGAGGAAGCTATCGAACAGGTAGCCCAGCCTGAAGCAGCGCCGCTGGAAACACCAGCAGAGGTTGCCCAGGGCGGGTCTGGTGACGATTTCTTGTCGATGATACCAGAAGAAATAAGAGAGCATCCAAGTCTTTCGCCTATCAAGGATGTTCCAAACCTTGCAAGGTCGTATGTCAATGCGCAGCGTTTGATTGGTGCAGACAAACTGCCTTTGCCTGCCAACCCTTCAGATGCAGACCTAGACAACATCTATAGCAAACTTGGCAGACCAGAGAGTGCAGATGGATATGATATCGCCGCAGATGGCGCGATAGTCACAGAAGATGTTGCCAAGTCATACGCAGAGGCTGCACATGCCCTGCGTCTCACCCCAGATCAGGCAAGCGGTATTCTTGAGTATTACAAGGGCATCGCATCTACTGCATCTGAAATGAGCATTGAAGCTGAAACTCAGCAGCGAAACTCTACTGAAATGGCATTGCGCCAAGAGTGGGGCGACGAGTTTGATGCAAGGATCGCGGATGCAGGTAAGATTGCAAAACAGTTTGGCAGCGCAGAGTTGCTTGATATGCAACTTGCAGATGGCACCAAGGTAGGCAATCACCCAGAGTTTATCCGTGCGTTTGCAAATATGGCAGAGTTCCGTTCTAGTGTTACGAGTGAAGACACTGTTTCGGATTCTGCGCAAACCAGCTTGCAGTCGCGTCAGTCCGCACAGGAAGAGATACAGGCGATCATGCACGGTCCTAATTACATGAACAGAAAAGACCCTGTTGCACGCCAAGCGGCGATTGATAGAGTTAATGAACTTATGGGCGTATTGCATGGAACAGAATGAGTTGGTAGAAATACGCTTAGAGTGTTTACGTTACGCAATCGAGTATGGTAGTGCGCGTGACGTTTTAGAACCTCACCTGCTTGCAGATAAATACTTTGAGTGGGTGATGCGGGGTAGCGATGAAAAACGTCCTGCTGGCAGTCGGAAAGACGACAGCGCCACAAGCGCTAAAAAAGCCAGGAGCGTCCGCAAGGGTAGCGCACCGACATTAGTGTAAACGAAACCGTGTGAGAGGAGGACAGTATGTCCCAACAAATCACCACGGCGTTTGTACAACAGTATTCTGCCAATGTGCAGATGCTATCCCAACAGATGGGTTCTCGTCTGCGGGATGCGGTGCGCCTTGAGACTGTTGTAGGTAAGAACGCCTTCATCGACCAAATCGGTAGTGTGACTGCGCAACTGCGCAGCAGCCGCCATGCCGATACACCACAGATCGACACGCCACACCAGAGGCGTCGTCTTTCGATTGCATCATACGAATTTGCCGACCTGATTGATGACCAGGACAAGGTGCGTATGTTGATCGACCCGACATCAAGCTATGCTCAAGCTGCTGCCGCAGCGATGGGACGTGCTATGGATGATGTCATCATCACCGCTGCACTTGGAACTGCCAGCACTGGCGAGACAGGTTCTGGTTCAGCAACCTTGGATGCCACCGCAAACATGGTTGGCTCTGCATCGTCGAATGACGGTCTGACTATCGCAAAGCTCACTGAAGCCAAGCGCAAGATGGACCTCAACGACGTTGATCCTTCAATCCCGCGCTACATTGCTGTAGGGCCGAAGCAGATCGAAGACCTGCTTGGCACAACGCAGGTAACGTCATCGGATTTCAATACTATCAAGGCACTGGTTCAGGGTGACGTGGATACCTTCATGGGCTTCCAGTTCATCATGACCAACCGTCTGAGCATTGATTCCAATGACATTCGCTCCTGCTTTGCATGGGCTGAGGATGGTATCACTCTTGGTATTGGCAAAGATGTTCAAGCCAGGATTGATGAGCGCAACGACAAAGGTTATGCGACTCAGGTTTACTACTGCATGGACATTGGTGCTGTGCGGATGGAAGAAGCCAAGGTTGTCAAAATCTTCTGTGACGAAACCCCAGACTAAGAGAGGAGTAGATTATGGCTAATGTAAGTACGACTCTCGTGTCCAACATGCTGGCGCTGCCCCAAGTGGCATCTCCGGCAAGGACCTTGCACGGCACAAAGCGTGTTGCAATGGGAACAATCGCACTGGCCGCTGGCGATCTTTCTGCCAGCGATACAGTGATGCTTGCTCCTATTCCTTCAAACGCAGCAATCGTGAGCATCAAACTTTTCAATGATGATCTTGATTCTGGCACAACCAACACCTGTGATGTTGGCGTTTACTCAGAGAGCGATGGCACTTT